CAGAAGGCCGCCCAGACCGATCAGTGCAAGGAAGTCGCCGCCAGCGCTCTCACCCCCGAGCAGAAACAGGCCCGTTACCGGGAAATCCTCGGCTTAGCATGATCGGCCACCCCTCCACCCTCTCTGACCGTTCCTACCTGGACAAGCTTCCGGCGGATGCCCCAGCGCGCCTGCTCCTGCCCTACCAGCACGATTGGTCCTTCGATGCCAGCCGCTTCAAGATCGGTCTGATGGCCCGCCAGGTCGGCAAAGACTTCGCCAGTGGCGAGGAAGGCATCCGCGATTGCATGGCCGCCGAGAAGGAAGGCCGCAAAACTACCTGGATGATCGCCGCCCCCTCCGAACGCCAGTCCCTGGAGTCCTTGGAGAAGTGGAAAGACTGGGCAAAAATCTACAGCCTGGCCATTGATGATTACCGGGAAGAGCGGACCAGCTCCGCCGCGCTCCTCTCCTCCGCGACCATCACCTTCCCCGGCGGCAGCCGCGTCATCGCCGTCCCCGGCCGCCCGGACACCGTCCGCGGCTTCAGCGCCAACGTCCTCCTCACCGAGTTTGCCTTCTTCGAAGATCCCGACGGCACCTGGCGCGCCATCTACCCGAGCATCTCCAACCCGCTCCGGGGCCTCAAGATCATCCGCCTGATCAGCACGCCCAACGGCATCGGCAACAAGTTCCATGCCCTCTGGAAGGCGAACTACCAGATTCCCGATGCCAAGTGGAGTTGCCACCGGATCAGTATCCACGACGCCGCCGCCAACGGCCTGCCCGTCAACATCGAAGAACTCCGCGAAGGCATCTCCGATCCCGATGGCTGGTCCCAGGAATATGAACTGGAGTTCATGGACACCAGTTCCGTCCTCCTTCCCTACGATCTGATCGCCCTCTGCGAGTCTCCCTTCGCCGCCGAAGCTCACGGCCCCGAGTTCTGGGTGGGCAGTTCCCGCAATCGCCCGCCGCTCTACATGGGCATTGATTTCGGTCGCAAACGCGATCTGACCGTCGCTTGGACCGGCAGTGATCTCTCCGGCGGCAAGTTCCGCACCGACGAAGTCCTGTGCCTGGAGAAAATGTCCACTCCCGACCAGGTCGAGCGTCTCAGCCCCCGGATCGAGCGCGTCCGCCGTGTCTGCCTGGACTATACCGGACCCGGCGTCGGACTGGGGGACTACCTGGTCAAACGCTTTGGCGAGTTCAAACCCGAAGCCAACCTCTTCGGAAAAATCGAACTATGCACCTTCACCAATGACTTGAAGGTGGACATCTTCTCGAAGCTCCGCATGGCCTTCGACAACAAGTCGGTCTTCATTCCGGGCACCCGTGACATCCGCGAAGACCTCCACTCCATCTGCCGCGTCATCACCCCCTCAGGAAACATCACCTATCGCGCCCCGCACCTCGATGGCGGCCATGCCGACCGTTGCACCGCCCTGGCCCTGGCCTGGCGCGCCTTCACCCTGATCCGCGCCGGTGCCATCAACAACGACACCGCCCACCATCTCCGCGCCAAATCCTCCCGCTACCTCCGCCCCATCCTGAACTGATACCCATCATTCTGCCACCCATCATTCTGCCATGAAGAGCAAACCTCCCATCCGTTCTGTCCGTCCTTCCTCGCATCCGTCCCCTCCGTCCCATAGGTCCCATTCTGCCCCTCCCCAGCCCGCTCCCGTCATGCCCAGCATGCAGGACATCATCCGCCCCACCCTCCGCGACCGCTGGCTCTTCGGCGACCTCACCAATTGGACCCCGGCCCAGCTTCAGAACACCATCGCCAGCGCGATGTCCGGTAACATCTACTACATGCTGAACCTCTATGATCTCATGATCAGCTCCTGGGATCGCCTCAGCACCAACCTCCGCAAAATCTCCGACGCCGTATCCACCCTCGACTGGGACGTCCAGCCCTATTGCGCCGAAGGCCAGGACCCCGATCCCGAGGCGATCCGCCGCGCTCAACTCTTCGAAGCCGCCATCTGGACCATGCGCCCCAAACCGGCTGCAGACGAGTCCGGCTTCGGGGCGACGGTCCTCGACCTAGCCGATGCCTTCGCCAAGGGCATTGCCGTGAGCGAGATCCACTGGGAACAACGCGACATCAATGGTACCACCATGATCGCCCCGCGTTGCACCAAACATCTCCCGCCCCGCTTCCTGGCCTACCCTCCCACTGACGATCAAATGGACCGCCTGGGACTCAACGCCGTCCAAGTCAACCTCTCCTCCTCATCCGGCCCCTCGGTCCCATCCGTCCCCTTCTGCGATTTCCCGGACAACAAATTCCTGGTGGCCATCCTCAAGAGCAAGTCCGGCCACCCTATCACCAGCGGACTGCTCCGCACTCTTGGATTCTGGTGGATCGCCCGCACCTTCTCTGCTCAGTGGTTCCTTAACCTCGCGCAAATTTTTGGCATCCCCATCCGCTGGGCCACCCACTCTCCCGACGCCTCGGAGACCACCCTGGCCGTCCTGGATAGCTTCCTGGAGAACCTGGGCAGCGCCGGTTGGGCCAGATTCCCTGAAGGCGTAAAGCTCGAACTCAAGGAAGCCTCCGGAAACAGCGCTGGAAATCCGACCGAGAGCCTGATCAACCTGGCTGATCGCATCTGTGATATCACCATCCTAGGACAGACCCTCACCAGCGACGTGCAATCCTCCGGTTCCCGCGCACTCGGTGATGTTCATAAAAACGTCGAGGACAAGATCAAATTCCAGATCGCCGCCAAGCTGGCCGTGATCCTGAACGAGCAACTGGTGCCCGCCTTCTGGCGCTTGAACTTCGGCGACGATAAATACCACGCCAGCTTCCTCCCGATCAGCCGCGACAAGGAAGATCCCACCAAACTGGCCGCCTGGGTCAAACTCGTGGCCGGCATCTTCCCGGTCAGCAAGTCCTGGGCCTACGAGACCTGTGGGGTTCCCATGCCCGGACCCGCAGACGAGACCATCTATCTAACGGCACCCGTCTTCGGAATCCCAGGCGACCCGGCCAACCCGTCTTCCCAGTCCGATTCCCAGCCCATCTCAGCATCCGCGCCATCCGCGCCATCAGCGGTTAATTCCCATCCCAGCGATCTAGCCGCCGCGCGTCACTCCCCATCCGTAGCCGACGCCCTCCGCCGCGACGTGGGCCACCTCCGCCAGATCATCCTGAGCGCCCCCAACAGCCAGGTAGCCCTAGCCAAGTGCGAACGCTACCTATCCAGCCACGCCCTGCCCGAAACCACCGCCGCCATCCAACCCGCCCTGCAAGACGCCGCGCAATCATAGGTCCCATGCGTACCATCCGTCCCATTCTTTACCATCTGCCATTTGCCATCTGCCATATTCCCTAGCAGGTAGCCATGCCCCTCTCCTTCGCCATCTCCCCCAACGCCGCAGCCGCCCAAACCATCCGCGACAAGCCCGCCCTCATTGCGGACGTCTTCCAGCAGCTCCTCCCCGAACTCCGAGGCCGCGCCTTCACCATCAGCGGCGTTGAATCCCTCCACGCCCTCGAAACCATCCGCGACGAAATCGCCACCCTTCCCGAAGGCGCCTTGTGGGACGACGTCAAAGCCAACGTCGCCGATTCCCTCGATCCCTGGCTAGGCGACCAGGCGGATCGCCGTGCCACCCTCCTCCTGCGCACGCACGGCTTCCAAGCCTACCAAGCGCAACAGTGGGCAGAGGGCATGCAAAACCCCGATGCAACCCACTGGCAATACCTTTGCATGGAGGACAGCCACGTCCGGGAAACCCATTATGCTCTCAATGGCCTGATCCTTCCCAAGGACGACGAATTCTGGCTCAAACACTTTCCCCCCTGGGAATGGGGCTGCCGTTGTCGGTGCCGGAGCATGAATCCCGATCAGGTGGATATCCAGCGCCTGGCCGATCAGGCTGCCAACCCCGAAGACCACCTAGTCATCGAAGGCCCAGCCCTGGACAAACTCCGCGATGGCGACCTGGTGCGTGGCCCCATGACCATGCCCGACGGCAAAAAACTCCCCGGTCGTGCCTGGAACATCACCCCTCCCAGTGATCGCGGCCAGTCCGGAGCCTACCTCTGGAACCCGAGCACCCTCCGCATTCCCCTGAGCCAACTCGAATCCACCTACACCCCGGAAGAGTGGAAAGTATTCCGCGAATTCGCCCAGTCCCAAGAAATATCCCCTGGCCAGACCGTCTGGGACTGGCTAAGCCAGCCATTGGTCCCATGAGTCCCATGCGTCCCATTCCTCCCCTCTGCCCTCTGCCATTTGCCATCTGCCATCTTCCGTTTCTCTGTGCATCCGTGTCTCAGTGGTTAATCCTCCTCTCCCATGACTGAAACCGTCAGTGTCATCGTCACCACCTCCGATCTCCAGCGCTGTATAGACACCTGCCGCCGCCCCGGCGGCGTGATCCGCGTGGTCGTCAACCTCATCAAGTCCATCACCGAGGGAACCTTTTCCAGCGTAGGCGCGAGCTACCGACCGTCCCCGTGGAAACGCAAGCTGGATGGTTCACCCTGCATTCTTCAAAAGAGTAGCCGCCTCGTCCATTCCTTCCGCACTCACTTCAGCGAATTCAGCGGAACCCTTTCCACCGACGCCCCCTACGCGGGCATCCACCAGTTCGGAGGCAAGACCCCTCCTCACGAGATCCTTCCGCGCCGAAAATCTGCATTAGCCTTCACAAGCGCGAAGTTCGGCAACGTGATCGTGCGCAAAGTGAACCACCCTGGCAGCCGCATTCCGCCCAGACCGTTCATCCCGATCACCCCCGATGGCCGCCTGACCACCGCCGTATCGTATCTAGCCGAGCGCGCCGCCGAGCGCGAAGCCGCCCGCCAGGCCGGAGTCTGACCGCTCTCCCCGGAACACATCCCGCCCGTCGTCCCGGCCTCCCGTAGCCCCCGACGCGCCCCGCAAAACCCCCAACACGCTGGGAGTGTGTACTTTCAAACCTCCGTTAGAACCCCCGAAACCGCCCCATTCACTTGCAAACCGCGCGTCCTGCCCGAAACTCCGGATCCCACCGTCAATCCGCGACATCCCGCCTCTTTCCCCCACTTTCCCCTGATCTGCTGGTTCGGGGCAGCTTCTTCCACTCGTGCCTCAAGATTTTGCGAGGACGTGCCCACCCCACGCCTCACCTGGCAGCGAAAC